ATGACATTCTTAGCACACCAAAGGTAAAAAGACCTTTGATTATTACCATTTGCGGTGAGGGCGGAATAGGGAAGACAACTTTAGCGAGTACGTTTCCAAATCCTATTATTTTGCGTACCGAGGACGGTACATTATCACTGAATGATCGTGACGATGTTGCCTTGTTTCCAGTCGCTAAAACAGTAGAAGAGTGTTTTAAGTATGTTGAAATGCTAGGTACGGAAGAGCATGAATTTCAAACGCTTGTAATTGACAGCATTACACAACTTAATACGCTCATTGAAAAAGAGGTGTTGGAGTCAGACCCAAAGGCGAAATCACTTAACCAAGCGATGGGCGGCTATGGGGCAGGATATAGCGCAGTAAGCGAAGTTCATAGAAAGTTTCGTGAATGGTGCGGTATTTTAAGCGAAGATAAAAATATGAACATTGTTTTTATTAGTCACAGCGAAGTTGAAACGCTTGAATTACCTGATTCTGATATGTACCAACGATACACAATCCGTATGCACAAAAAAAGCGTTTCTCATTATAGCGATAACGTTGACGTGATCGCATACTTAAAACTTAAATCATTTACTAAAAAAGGTGGAGGAGATAAGCTTAAAGCGATTAGCGATGGAACTAGGATTTTGACGTGCTACCCTATTGCTAACCATATTAGTAAAAACCGTTTAGGGATTAGCGAAGACATTATCGTGGCTAATGGATTTAATCCATTTTTACAATACTTAAATTAAAAAGGAAAACACAATGGCATTACTACAATTTGATTCATCAAAAATTGAGATTAAAAACGATTTTGAATTGCTACCAAGCGGTGATTATGTTGCTACCATTTCAGACAGCGAGTGGAAAGAAACAAAAAATAAAGACGGACAATTCTTAAGTCTAAAGGTTGAGATCATCGATGGTAAGTATAAAGGTCGTTTTATCTTTGATAACTTAAATCTTGACAACAAAAACGAAAAAGCGGTACAAATTGCACAGCAAACACTAGCAAGTATTTGTTTGGCTACAAATAAGATAAACGTCAATGACAGTTCAGAGTTGCACGATATTCCTTTAATTATCAAAGTAGGAGTACAGCCTGCGCAAGGTGGTTATGATGAAAGCAATCGTATTAAGGGGTATAAGCCTAATACTGGTACAGTAGCGCAACAACCTATGGCACAAGTACTAACAGCGAGTGCAAATACTCGCCCATGGGCAAAAAAATGACAACATTTCAAATCTTAGAAGAGATTAGGGCATTATACGCCCTAATGGTTGAATGTGACGAAAATGGCGAATTATTACATAATGAAGATGATTTAAAAGATTTTGTTAGAGAAATTAGTCAAAACAAAGAAGCAAAATTAAACTCTATGCAAGATTTAAAAATTGAGTTACAACACTCAATTAATGCTTATGATGAAAAAATAGCAAAATTAAGTGCTAGAAAATCAGCATTAAGTAACGATATGGAGAGAATTAAACAGCTTCAATTAATGTTGCTTGATGGCGAAAAATGTAAGACAGACGAGTACAATTTTTATTTTATGACTACCAAAAGCGTTAATATTTCGGATAATGTTAGCCCAACAGATTTAGAAGAAAAGTACCAAAGGGTATCTGTATCTTTTGACAAAACAGCCATTAAAAAAGCATTGCAAGATGGTATTTATGTGATGGGTTCTGAAATTGTAGAAAACAAAAGTTTGGTTATTAAGTAATGCTAGAACTACGTCCTTATCAAAAAGAAGCTATACAAGCTACTTACGACTATTGGAGTAACGATGTAGGTATTAACCCTGTTATTGTTGCTCCAACTGGAAGCGGTAAGAGTCTTTTAATAGCACAAATTTGTGAGGACGTAGTTAAAAGCGACGATTATTCAAGAGTGCTAATGTTGACGCACTCTTCTGAATTAATTGACCAAAATTTTAAAGAGTTAAAAGGGATATGGAGCGAAGCACCAGCAGGAATTTATAGTGCGTCTTTGAAAAAAAGAGAGCTAAAACACAGAATTATTTTTGCGGGTGTTCAGTCATTTGTTAATGTTGTAGATAAAAGTGAACCATTTGATCTTATAATAATTGATGAGGCTCACCTTGTCAACAATAAAGCAGAAACACGTTATAAAAAAGTGTTTGACGTATTATTGCAAAAAAATGAGTTAACTAAAATAGTCGGGTTTAGTGCTACACCATACCGATTAAGTGGCGGTAATATTTACGGTAAAAATAAGATATTTTGTGGGGTTAGTTATGAAATTACATTAAAATATCTTATAGATAATGGCTTTTTGTGTATGCCTATAACCAAGGGGGCATTAAAACAATATGACTTATCAAACGTAAGTATTAAGTCAAACGGTGAGTATAACGACATTGAACTCGCCCGAGTAGTTGAAACAAGTGAATTAGTCGAAGCGGTTGTCAATGAAACTTTAGAAATGGGAAAAGATCGCAAAGCATGGTTAGTTTTTGCGAGTTCCATTAATCATGCTGAAAAGATAAAAGAGTGTTTTAACGATAAAGGATTTAATAGTGTTGAGATTGTAACTGGTGAAACTCCAAAAGAAAAAAGAGCCAAACTATTACAAGACTTTAAAAACAATATTCTTAAATGTATTATAAATGTAAATGTACTTACAACGGGTTTTAATGCTCCTATTTGTGACATGGTTGTCATTGCTAGAGCTACACAGTCCACTTCGCTTTACGTGCAAATGATAGGCCGCGGTCTTCGTACATATGATGATAAAGAAAACTGTTTAATTATAGACTTTGGACGTAATACTTTAACACATGGAACGCTTGACAATATTGTACCAGTGGTGATTGGTAACGGAACGAAGAAAAAAGATAAAAATTTAGAAGAAGAGATCAAAGCAAAAGAATGTTTTAAGTGTCACAGACTTAATGAAAAAAATGTAACACATTGTATCGAGTGTGGTGAAGAGTTTCCTATTCGTAAAGTTACGCACAGCGAAAAGGCATACGATGGCAATATGTTTAGCGACGGTGAGTTTATAGAGTGGGAAGTTAAAAGCGTAGGATACTCTGCTTACACGTCTAAAAATGGTAATGAGTGCTTAAAAATAACTCATGTTTGCGGATTGCATTTAGTAAATGAGTTTATCGTTTTAAATAGCTATTTTGGACGAAAACAATTAAGAGAAATTAAGTGCAATTATACTAATATTGAAGACATATTAAGTCACGTTAAAGAGTTTGAAGTTCCTATTAGACTGTTATTAAAAAAGGAGGGTAAGTATATGAAGATAGAAGAAAAGATTTTAAAAAAAGAAGCAGTTGAGCATAGTTGCCTAGGGTGCATTAATATGTCGTATCGAACTGAAAAAGTAGGTTATAAATCTATTGAAAAGTATCGTTGCGATGAATTACAATGCGATTTAAAGTACGAATGGTTAAACGAAAAAAACGAGTGCGAAAAACATGACTGCCTTGCATTCTGAACATGAAGAGCAAGTAGCATTAATAGAGTGGTTTCGTGACAACTTTCCAGAGCCTGATTATATGATCTTTGCAGTTCCAAACGGTGGAACAAGAGGTGCAAGGGAAGCGAGAAGTCTAAAAGCCGAAGGTGTGAAAGCAGGAGTTAGTGATTTAATAATATTAACGCATGGAAGAGCTTTATTTTTAGAGATGAAAAAGACAGACGGTAAAGTGTCAAAAGTTCAAGAAGAGTTTAAAAAAAATGTAGAATATTTAAGCTTTGAGTATATTGTGGGGTATGGCGCAACAGATGCAAGTGCCAAAGTAATAGAATGGCTCAAAAATCAACAAACGACAGCGAAGTAGTACAATCGTCACATCGGTTGTAAACTTGGCTTTAAAAGGGAAAGGGTAGAAAATATGCCTAAAGAAAATGATAGCAACGAAAAACAAATTAGAGAAGTTTTTAAAAAGTTTTTAGCCAATAATTATGGTGGAATTATTATTGATGAGTTTACGGGTGGTGGCATGACAAGAAGACCAGACCTAACGTGCATTACCGACAATCATATTATTATGGTCGAGATTAAAAGTAATAAAGACACATTTTTAAGGCTTGAACATCAAATTTTAGAGTATAGAAGATACTCAAATCACATTTACGTAGTTGTTGATATTTTGCACCGTGAAAAAGCACAAAAATTTAGAGAAAACAATACCGCTTCTTATTGTGT